GGCTGTCGAGCGTGGGATCGAGGAAGTTCAGATACAGCGACGCGCCTGCGTAGGGGTCAGCCCCACCAAAGCCGTCGATAAGCCCGCTCGCGCCGCCCCAGAGCCCTGAGACGTTGCGATAGAGCCCGATGCCTAATGCTAGGCCCGAGACGCCGCTGTACAGCCCCGCTGACACGCTTAGGCTCGATTATCGCCGGACTGGATGATCGTGAGGCGGGCGCTGCCGGATCCGCTTGTAAGCTGGAGGCGCACGGCCGCTGGGATGTAGGCATAGTTACCCTGACGATTGACCGTCTGGGCGACCATATTCGTGTCGGGGTGGTTGAACCACACCGGCGATGCGATGGTGAAGGGATTGTCCAGCGTCTGCTGGATCGTCCAGTTGGCCGTGCCGGTCACCTGCACCTGCAGAGACACGTCTGGGCGGCCATGAATGTCGAGGGGGATGGGATCCGAGTTCTTAGCGCCGCCGCTGGCGTCGCTGAGGGTGACCACGATCTGACGCATGTCGAAACTCCATGGAAGTCAGTATATAGCGCGGGGCGGCGGTGACTTCCAAATCCACCACCCCGCGCCTTATAACATCGCGTCAGCGATTAGTCATCAGCCGTTGTCTGCACGTACAGCAAGGTGACGCGCACCTGACCCGCAGTCGGCTGGCCGACTGAGGTGACGGTGGCGACGACCGTGCGGTTGGTACCGACATCGTCCATGGCAGCAAGCTGCGTATTGCTGAACGCGTTCGGACGGCGTGCGGCCGTCTTCACGTTGATACCGCTCAGATACTGCGTGCCGCCCGAAGCCGTGCCCGCCGACAGCGTCGCCGAGGTGGCGCTGTCGAAGGCAGTCAGGACGTCGACATAGAAGTCAACGATCTGGCTGCCAGTGGGCACGTTGAACGTGGCGTTCTGCACCAGCGTGGCATTGAAGTTGATGACTGCGGTCTGCGCCAAGTAGGCCAGACCGACATTCGGTCCGCCCGGTGCGCCAGCGGGGCGATCGCCAGAGGCGAGCGGTCCACTGAAGGTTGTCTGTGCCATTTCGATATCCTTTCAGAGAAGGGTGGGGGCGCGAGGCCCCCATCCAGATTAGATACCGGCCGTGCCGTAGACGCCGCGAGGATCCGTCCAGCCGAACGCATAACGCTCGGTTGCCTTGTACCGCATGCTGTCGGTCTCGAAATCGCCCTCCATGGACTTCTCGAGGCCGCGACGCATGGCCAGCTTCAGGCCTTCCGGCGCATCGGTCTGGATCCACCAAGCAGTGGTCGACGAGATACGCGAGAGGTTCGCCTGACCGTCGCTCAACATCCCGAGGCTGTTCACGGGGTTGATGTCGTTGTTCGCGGTGCCTGCACGCAGTGCAGACTTCAGGATTACCTCAGCTTGGAAGACGTTCGAAGGACCAGTGACGATCTTCTTCGGCGTCAAGCGGATGCGCTTGCCGTTGTTGTCAACGGCGTTGCGGATCTGGATCAGCAGCTGCTCAACCGAGGTCTGCGACATGTTTGCGGCTGTCGAGAGCTGGTTGGAGAAGGTGCCGGTCGCGATCGGGTGCGCCGTGTTGACGAGGCTGACGCCGTCGCCGCCGACATATGCACCGCCGGTGAATGCGCGGTTGAGGATGTTGGCACCGAGGGTTTCCTTGGTTTCAACAAGCGACTGCGCGAGGTGGCGTGCATAGGTCTGGCCGATGCGGATGTGGTCACCGTCTTCGACCAGAACCTTCGTCAGTGCGAAGGCAAGGCCGTAGACCTGATAGACGTAGCGCTGAATGAACAGCACGCCGCCCGACTGGTAGGTGACCGGCATGCCGTCAGGCAGTTCCGGTGCAGCGCCGAAGCCGTAGAGGACAGGCTCTTCGTGGTAGTTCCGGGGGATGCCCTTGAACTCTTTGAAGACCTGCGACCACTCGTCGGCACGCTGGTCATAAACGCCGTTGAACTCTTCGTTCAGGATCGGCTCGACGATGGAGCGAAAGTCAGTACTCCGCATTGGTGTAGCCATTGTTCAAGCCCTCCTTAGTAAGCGGCGCGGTCAGCGACGTTCTGGTGCTCAGAAACCTGAACTTGAACGATCGTGAAGTTATCACCAAACGCATTGTCCGGCCCCGGTGAGAGGTCGATAATACGCAGTTGCGCGTTGCCGGTGTCGGTCAACGTGGCGGTGTTGAGCATCATGCCCGACAGGCCAGTGGTAAACGAACCGTCAGTGATGGCGGTATAGTCTGCCTGCTTGCCGATGTCGGTCACTGCGATCGAGCCATTCGCCTGAATTTCATAGACGATGCTCGGGTCGAGAGTGACATACGCGACGATGCTCGACGCGACGGCGGATGCAGTCCACTTGTTGCTGACGCGGCGGCGGCCGTCGCTGTCAGTAAATTCGACGCCTTGGAAGGTGCCGATGAAACGCTCGCCGATAGCGGCCGCTTGGATGTTGCCATCCGTGCCGATCTTGACGGGCTGGTTCTGCAGGATGTTTACGCCATAGCCCGATGCCATCGTGTAAGCGGTGGGGCGAACCACACCGCTCGGCGAGTATGCAGGGCGAAGGCCAAACGGCTGAGATACAGTGCTCATATCCATTTACCTCAAAATTAGGTTGCGAAAAAACGCGTCAGGAGAAAGTCACCCTCTGCGTCGAGTGCGAACGCAAGTCCTGCATCCCGTCACCTTCGATCAACCTTGCACCGGCTCGTTCCGCCTGTTCACGGAGCATGTCCGCGACGTCGGCGATCTTGTCCTCTTCGCGCTTCGGAGCATCGTAGTGAGCTTCCTGCATGAACCTGTGATACAGGCTCAAGGGCAGCTTAAATGCGAGCATCTCGTTCACGCCGATGAAGCCGACCCATTCGCCAGTCTTCATTGAGGCATATTCCATTCCCGGCACCTCTTCCGGCTTAACAGGCTCGTAACCGAGCTGCATGCGCCGATGGATGGGGTCGCGCGGGTTTGTGGTGGTGAGCCAGCACAGATGATAGCCCGGGATTTCCGGCAGGTCAGGCAGTGCGTCGTTAAACAGTTGGTTTCGGAACATCTCCAAGCGATCGTCCTCAGAAACTTCGCGGTTCTCGGTAACCTCTCGGTTCTCCTGTCCGCGCGTATCTCGTCGACCGACTACGTCAAAGTCCGGTGCTTTTTTCAGGCGGCTGTCTTCAGTACCATTCGTCATGTTGTCTCACTCCTTCTTAGCGAGCCGAACTGTCGTAGGCCTTGTACGCCTTCAAATAGCGTTGGCGCTGTGCAGGGTCATCCCATACGCCAGCGTCGATCATAGCCTGTTTCCGTTCGGGTGTCACGTATATTTCGTTCTTAGTGCTGCGCGGTGCATGCTCACGGGTTTTGCCCATGGGCGGACCGCGCCGTTTCGGCTTTGCGGCGGGGGTCTCTTCCCCTCCATCGAAGGCCTCGGCGACGCGCGCCGTAAGCTCTTCCCAGTACTCGCGTGAGGCGGGGTTGAAGCCCTCCTGCGCCAGTTCGTTGTCGATCGCCTTGGTCAGAGCGCTGTCGCGGTCACGGCCGTTAGGGTCGTACCACGGGTTGGCGCTCATCCACTCCTTGGCGTAGTTGACGACGTTCGGGTCGACCTTCGGCGTGGCCGGCTGCTTGCGTGCGGTTTCGAACTCCTGCTTGGCGCTGTACAGCTGCTGCGCCTCGGCCATCGCCTGATCGCGGATGCGCATGGCTGCCACGACGTCCTCACCATTGCCTGCCTCAGTCGCCTTGGCGATGAAGTGTTCGGCCTGCTGGATCTCGCGCTGCGCCTTGGCGATGCGCTCCTCCAGCGTCTTGGCGTTGGTGTTGACCGCGTGCCCCTCGACTGCGGAGAGGCGGCGAAGCATCTCCTCATTCTGCTGCTTGAGCATGCGGATCTGCCGCTCGGCGTCGTCCCGTGCCTTGCGCTGGCGATCGCGGCGGCGTTCACGGCGGCGGCGGTTGGCCGTTATGTCGTCTTCGCTGTCGTCCTCACTGGCGGCAAGTCGGGCGTCCTCCTCGTCGTCATCCTCGTCCGCATCATCGGCGGCCTGCTCTTCGCCCTCCTCGGGCTGCTCTTCGACGGGGATCAGTTCCTCGTCGTCGTTTTCCGTCATTACATTGTCTGCCATAACCGGCTCCCTGTTGTAGCCTTATCGATCAGATGAAGGCCTTGATGCCGAGCGGGTCGCCCGTCACCTTGCCGATCAGATCGAGGTCGTTGAAGATTACCAACAGCGCTTCATCTGCGCCGTCGGCGGTTTTGACGGTCCAGCGGTCGCCGCCATACTTGGGCACGCGGACGAAGTCGCCGGGTTGACACCAGCTCCCTTCGGGCCACGGCTCCATGCTCGTGCGGTTTTTGAATGCCAGTTCTCCCACGCGGACCACCTTGGCGATCTGCGTGTTCCACGCGTCCGTTTCACGCGTCTCCGTGGTCAGGATGATCCCGCCCTTGGTCTTCTGCTTCGGCGTGCGTATCTGAACCAGTACGCGGCTGCCGAACGGCTGTACGCCCGGATCGCAAGGCGGAAACGCCTCGTCCTCACTGTCGTAGCCAAACTCTACTTTATTCGCCAATTCCTGCATGTAGCGCTCCTTTTCGCAGGGTTAGAGGTTGAAGTCTCGGCGCTCCTTCTCGGCCACTAGCTCGATCAGGGTACGCTTCGCGTGTTCGAGGCCCGCATACATCCCGACGGCTCGACCGTAGTCAAAGCCGTCCTTTCCCGCAGGATGTCCCAGCGCATCGGACGCGATGCGTGCTTGCTCGAGTTCGAGGCGCTGGAGGAGGACTTCGATCTTCATGCGGGGGTTTTCTTGCCTCCGCTGACGTGGACCTTCGGATGCTGGCCCATCTTCATCAGCTTGTGCATGTTGGTGTTCGAGGCGTTCATGCCGCCTGCGACTTTGCCCTTGCTCAGGACTGCGTCATTCTTTTTCATCGTCCGTGCCTTTCTACGGGTTGGGGTTTATCCCGGTCCCCGTGGAGACCGCGATGCGTTCGCCGGACATGATCTCGGCCTGCGCGAGCGCCATGGCCGTTTGGTTGTCCTGACTGTTCATGCTCATGCGCGCCTGCAGCTCTGCGGCGGTGCGCGCGTCCTCGGACTGCTGACGCTGCTGCTCCATGGCGACCTTGGCCTGCAGCTCGGCGGCGTCCATCTGCGCGTCCATCTGCATGCGCTGGCCATCCAGCTGCAGCTTCTGCCCTTCCATCTGCGCGTCCATCTGCATCTTCTGGGCGGCCTGCTGCGCCTTCTGCCCCTCGAGCTGCAGCTTCTGCGTCTCGATGGCGAGGCGCGGATCCTGCATCGGCTGCTGTTGGAACTGCTGCATGATCTGCTGCGCCTGCTGGATGATCTGCGGCAGCTGCTGGAAGATCTGGCCGCCCTCAGTCAGCGCCGTGGTGCTGGCCTCGGAGAGCATGCGGTCGAGGGCCTTGCGACCCTGCGTGTCCTTCGGGCTCATCTCGCGCATGGCCTCGCCCAGATCCTTGCCGTCCATGGCCTCGGTCGACACGTCGAAGACGGTCGAGGCGTACCACAGGGCGACGTGCTCCTTGAGGTGGTTGAGGATGGCGGGGATGTACACCGGCGCGAAGATCGGGTTCGATCCGAACGTCGGGCTCATCAGATATGAGATGTGCGTCTGCAGGTGCGCGAGGTGGTCCTGCTCGGGGAAGGCCGTGACCGGCCGACCCAGAGACGCCGCGACGTTCTCGTTGACGGCGTTCTGCTCGGTCGGCTCCATCGGCGGGTTGAGCAGGTCTTTGGAGTTCGGGATCTTGAGCGTATCGAGGATACGCTCCTCGACCTTGCGCATGTTGTAGAGCTGCGGCAGTGCGGCCGCGCGCTGGGCGACGGCCTGTATCTGCGCGTAGCGTTGCGCCTCGCTGAAGATGTTCGGGTCGGACACCGGCACGACGTCGAGGACGCCGTCGAAGTCAGCGCGCGACGCCAGCTCCTCGCCCGCGTCGGTCTCGAGGCGATCGTCGTCAAGGTTGTGGCCGTTGAGGCGGTCGAGGATCCGCAGCATGCGCGCCATGGCGTCGTGCAGGCGTGCGTGGATGGCCGAGTAGACGACCGCACCCTGCTCGAGCTTGGCCAGCGTCGTGCCGACCGGCGCGTTGGGGTTGCCGTCGGCGATGTCGTCCATCGACGTGCGCACGACGCCCTTGCCCGCCTCGACGAGGAAGCCCAGCAGCTGGAAGAGAACCGGCGATGGCGGGTTGTACGGCAGCGGCATGGCCAGCTTGCGCACGTCGTCGACGTTCAGGCCGCCCTCGATCTCCTCGGTCTGGCCGGGCTGGATCGACAGGCTCTGCCCGCCAGCCGTGCCGCCCTTGAGCTTGAGCATGGTCTGGCTGTTGCTGATGTGCGCGCTGTCGAGCAGGGCGCGCAGTGCGCCCGTCGCCGCGCCGGACAGGCCGCCGATCATGTGCGGCAGGCCGATCGGGTACGCGCCGCGCCACGGGATGAATGGCCACTCGACGAACCACTGCATCTCCTCGGGGTATTCGTCCTCCTCGATCCAGTTGCGGTAGATCGAGAGCACCTTGCCCGTCGGCTTGTCGACGCTGATGATGTAGGGGTAGGCCTCCTCGTCGTCGCCGATCCGCGTCATGGCGTAGATCTCGTAGACGATGCGCAGGCCGTCCTCGTTGTAGCTCGTCGGGTCGCGTCCCTCGATCTTGTCGTTGGCCACACCGGCCACGGACTGCTCGGGCTCCATGCCTGACGGCGACAACTCGACGTCGCGGTACATGCCCTCGGCGACGCGCTCTTCGTAGTCGAGCTGCGTCAGGTACTGGACGTGCGTGCGGCGCTGTGCCGTGTAGAAGTTGGTGGCGGCGTAGGGCAGGTAGATGTCGTCGATCGGCACGAACAGGAACGTCGGCCGGTTGCGCCGCTCGTCCCAGCCCAGCTTGAGGTACTGCGCGCCGCCCAGCGGCACCTGCGTCATCAGCTGCTCGAGTTCGGCACGCACCTCGGGGCACTGCACCGTCATCTGCCAGTTGAGCAGGGAACTCTTGCGCTTGGCCTTGTTGACCTTCTCCTGCGTCGCCTCGCCGGGGATGTAGTCCTTGGCCGGGCCCTGCGGCGGGAAGATCTCCTTCATGGCGCGCGCCGCGAAGTCGACGCAGGCCTCGGTCATGAGCGGGTGGACGACCTTGTTCGCGCCTTGGAACTGCGCGCCGCCGGGCGCGTCCTCTCCGAGGCCGGTGCGGCGTAGGCCCTCTTCGTACTGCTCGTCGCGCTTCTTGCGCGCCTCCTTGTCCTTGCTGATCAGGTCGAGGTAGGTCGAGGAGATGCTGGCCAGCTCGCTCTCGCTCATGTCCTCGGCGAGGTTGGCGTAGAACTCGCTCTCGGCTGGGCGGGGCTCGTCGTCCCCGTCATCGAGGCGGACGATCGCGCCTCCGTCAGGCGTATCCTCGACGTCGTCTGCGACGTCGGGCAGTTCCTGATACTCGCCCTCGGGCATCTCGTCTTCGTCCATGCCTCAGTCCTTCATTGGCTGTAGGGATTGACCGCCGCGCTGGGCGGGGGTCGATGCTGCTGGTCTTTTTTGGTCTTTAGCACGGAGACGAGCCCTTTGTCGATGCAGAGCCTGACGACCTGCGTCAGGGCGTCGACATAGTCGTCGTGCTTGATGCTGCCCGGACCGGTGAAGGCGCACACCTGCGCCAGCATCGGCTCGATCCAGTTGCGCGGTCGGCCGGGGTGCGCGTCGCTCTCCGGCAGCCAGACGCGCTTGCGGGCGAAGATGTGGCTGACCATGTGCAGGCGCGCCAGCTTGTCGGCGCGGCCGGGGTTGTAGGCGTAGGCCAGCAGGCCCTCACGCTCGAGCATCTGCCGCAGGCTGATGCCGCTGCCCTTGTCCTCGATCAGCAGCATGTCCGGCTTGCGGCCCGACGTGCGGGGCTTGTCGCTGCCGAAGAGCGGCTTGACCAGCGCCGCGTCCTCGTCACCGCCATAGGCCGTGTTCAGCTCGCGCTTCACGCGCTTGATCAGGTCGGGCATGCCGAGCTGGTCCGACCAGCAGTCCAGCACGATGAGGTGGCTGTTGCCCTCCTTGTCGTGGAAGCTGCCCATCACGACGCAGGCCGTGCTGTCGGGGTCGCCCTTCTTCTTGTCGTACGTCGCCTCGGTGAAGGCGGTGTCGAGGCTCATGATGATGTAGTCGAAGGCGGGCAGCGGCTGCTTGGACGGCCACAGGCGGAAGTCGCTGCGCTTGATGATGCCGCTCTCTTCGGGGTCGATCAGCTCGCCGTACAGCTCCTGCCTGCCGATCGTCGTGCCCTCGTACTGCTCGAGCTGCCTGAAGAAGCTGTCGGGCAGGTTGGCCTTGTTGTCGAAGGTCGAGCCGCGCACGATGATGCGCTTGTCCTGTGGCTTGCTGAGGCGGCGGATCAGCTCCCTCGGCTTGGGCGTCGTCGTCCACAGTACCTGCGGGCTGACGCCGAGGCGCAGGCCCATCATGGCCATGTCCCACGTATCCTCGTCATACTGCCACGCCGCCAGCTCGTCGAACCAGCCGCGCGTGTGCTGCGGCCCGCGCAGTCGCTCGGGCTTCTCGGCCGTGAAGCCGCGTATCGTGCTGACGCCGCCAGCGATGTTGCGCATCTTGATGATCATGTCGGACTTGTTGTGCTCGACGAGCAGCTCGGGCGGCAGGACGGACAGGATCCCGCTCTCACCCTCGAAGCAGGTGAACTTGACGTCCTGATAGGTCGGCGCGATCACGCAGCTGTCGAAGCCGCTCGGATCCTGATAGACGGCGCGCGTGAGCCACTCGGCCCCGACGCGTGTCTTGCCGAAGCCGCGCCCGGCGAGGTAGCCACACTCGGTCCAGTCAGTCTTGGGTACGATCTGGTTCGGGCGCGCAGTGCCACGCCAGCGCGCCTGCCAGTCGAGGTGGACAACCTGAAGCGGTTCGAGTTGTTTGAGGGCGGCCTCGACGTCGAGCATACTGCCGCGCGTCACTCGCCCTTGTTGAGCAGCGCATCAGCGAGCCGCAGCGTGAGGGCGACGGTGTCGATGCTGTTGTCGACCTTGAGCGTCTCGCCCTCCTTGTTGCCGACCTCGTGCGTGGTCTTCTCGCCGTACTTCTTCGGCTTGAGCTTGCCCATGGCCCACTTGCGCGTGTCGATGCGCACGCGCTTCTCCTGCGTGTCGATCGTGGGGTCGTCGGCGATCTCGAGGATGTCCTCGAGCATGTCCTCCGTGGCGGTTTCGCGCGCGCGGGCGTAGCGCTCGGCGAACTCGGGGAAGCGATCGATCCACACGTAGATCGTCGACGGGTTCGGGAAGCCATCCATCTTGCACAGCTTGCGCACGCTCATGCCCTCTGTGAGCTTGTCACAGATCAGGTTGCCCATCTCTTCGGTGTAGGTACTCGGTCGTCCACCGGCCATCGTCTGCTTGCTCCGTAATCGTGACAGTGCTTCCAGTCGCCCCACATATACGACCGATCCGGCCGACGTGCAAGCCTCAGAGCATCACGCGCCCCGAGACCACCTCAAGCCGACCGCGTTGCGCCAACCTCTTGATCGCGCGCACCACCGACTGTCGACGCGTGTCGCGCTTGCTCGGGTCGCCCGGCGGCAGCCTCTTGATCGCTTGCTCCGTCAGCGCATCGACGCTGACCTCCTCGGCCACCAGCGTCATCGCCCCGATCACGCCCAACACCGCCTCCTCGTTCGGGCCGATGCGCGGCTGCTTGGGCCGCTTCACCTTGCCCTGCTTGGGCACTATCTCCGCGATCTGCTCCTGCGTCTTCCACGCATGCTCCATGGGCGTGCTGAAGCCGAAGCGATGTGCAGGGCAGCACCGCACCAGATGCGGTGACGACATCCACTGGTGAACCTCCTTGGTCGATATGAAATACTCACCGCACCCCTCGACCGCGCAGGCCGCCTCGAGGTCGACGAACAGCATGAACTTGCCCCGACGCTTGAAGGCCCTGACGGCGACCACCTCATACGCCTGCTCGATGTCCGGCAGCACGCACCGATCCCCCTCGAGCCACTTCAACTCCTTATGCGCATCGATGAAACTCTTAACCTCGTCTGCATTGGTCCACATGACCCGATCCTCCTTTTTTACGAGGGGATCCATATGCCACCGTGCATCTGCATCTGCAACACCAATCTAATACATCACTGTACTTGCATCCCTACATCACACAGCAGCAACTTGAACTACAAGTTAAGTGCTGCTGCATGATGTATGTTGCAGATTTGCACCGCGCAGCACCACGCAACGCGATGCAGCGTGATGCATGGTGCTGCATTTTTTCACCCCTGTGCATTTTGTGTATTGCAACCCTGCGTTGCAGCGTCTAGGAGGGGGCATCAACACAGAAGGAGTACCATCCAATGACCACCGTATCGACCCACACCGGAATTTGCCAAGCCTGCGGACGCCGTCAGGCTGTGCACGTCAACTCTGGTCTGATCGCCAAGCACGGCTACACCACCGAGTACGGCTACTTCAACGGCACCTGCGACGGCAGCGACAAGCTACCCCTCGAACTGGACACCAAGGTTAACGTCGCCATCGTCGCCTCCATCTACAAGTGGGCCGCAGAGCAGGAAGCCAAGGCCGACAGTGAGATCCTCAAGGTCGCTGTGCAGGTCGGCAAGGCTCGCTACGTCGGTCAGCGCCGCGTTGTCGACACCAAGCTGGTCGACCGCGCCGAGTTCGAAGCGACCCAGCCATCCTACGCCTCGTTCGACCGCGAAGTCGAGAGCATCCGCTACAGCCTGCGCCGTCAGGCTGAGATCGCCCGCGCCAACGCAGCGGAACTCGACGACCTGCGCGACAAAGTCCACGGTCAGCCGCTTCAGCCGCGCGCTGTCGAGGCTCCGATCAAGCGCGAATATTTCAAGGCCATCCGAGAAGCCTACGCCCGTCAGGCTGAATTGAAAGAGCAGGGCGTCGAGGCTCGCATTCGTCGCGGCACTTACGTCGGCCAGCCTCACACCTTGACTTACCGCTAACCACCAACCGGGGGCTTCGGCCCCCACCCTCTCAGGAGTACCATCCCATGGACTACCGCAACTGGACGATCGACTGGTGCCCCTACCAGCAGGCCTACGAGGCCGTGTCGCCTGACTACGAGCCCGTATGGCTGGGCGAGGAGGGCGGCTGGCTGGACGGCGAGCGCTTCACCGCGCCGACGCTGCAGGAGGCGCAGATCGAGATCGACGCGCGCCTCGCCGAACTTTTTTCAAATTAGCTATTGCAATGCTTCGTGGCATCGTCCATAGACTGATCAACACCAACACGGAGTACCATCCAATGAACGTCACCTCGATCCACGCTTCCTGCTTCGCCGGTTCCAACAACCGCCCGCTTGCCGGCTTCGTCACTTTCAGCGACGGCAAGGCCTATGACTGGATGGTCCACCCGATCGACGGCGGCATCATCTTCCACACCATCCGCCGCTTCGATGGCTACTCGGACACCGTGTCGTTCAAGTCCGCCAAGCGCGCAGCCGCTGTCCTCACAGCCCTCGACCTCTAAGCAAGGAGTACCACCCAATGATCACCCCCCAGCTCAACATCAACGGATCCAGCGCCGCCGACCTGATCGATCCGCGCCTCAAGGCCATGGCCAACCTCAACCTCGCCATCGAGG